CTTAAAAATCCATCCGGTAAACGCTTCAAGTTCCTGCTCAAGATACTGGATCAGTTCAAGATCCGCTGGGGTTTGACCGGCTCGTTCACGTCGAACGGCTTAGAAGACGTGTTCGGCCAGTGTAAGGTCGTCGATCAGACGCTGCTAGGCCGTAGCAAGGGCGCGTTCCTGCAACAGTATTTTTACTGTGTGAACCGCGACTTTAACCAATGGGAGCCGCTGCCGCAAGCGCTGCCAAAAGTCATGGAGACGATCAAGCCGGCGACATACGTGCTAGAGCCTGGCGAGTATAAAGACAAGCTACCGCCATGCCATGTCGTGCAGATCCGATGTGAACTGGAAGACCGCACGCCATACGAGAACATGAAGAAGGAATATGTGCATGAAGAGATCACGGCTCCAACAGCGGCTGCTGTCACAAACAAACTTCAGCAGCTCACCAGCGGCTTCGCTTATGATAGCCAAGGCGTTGCTCAGTGGTTTGGACGCCAAAAGTTTGAATCTCTCAGAGACATCCTCGACGAAAACCAGCGAGACAACACCATCATCGTTTACAATTACAAAGAAGAATTAGCCGAATTACAACGGCAGTTCAACGTAACGACCATTGACACGCCAAACGCCGTTGAGCGCTGGAACGCCGGTAAGATAGAGTTGCTGGCAATCCACCCCAAAAGCGCCGGTCACGGGCTGAACCTACAGTTTGGCGGCAACAAGATCGTGTTCCTGTCGCTGCCGTGGTCGCTGGAGCTGTTCGAGCAGACCGTAGGCCGTTTACATCGCAGCGGCCAGACACGCGACGTGTGGTGTTATGTCATTATGTGTAATAAAACTATTGACCAAAGAATCTTTGATAGTTTAAAAGACAAACGGACATTGGCTGAAATAGCCTTGGAAGAGTTAAAATGACAGAACCTGTCACATGGAAATCGCTTAATGATCAGCTTGCTGATCTAACGGAACAGGAAGTCTTAGACTTGCTGGAGGAGGAACAGCGTCACGCCCGGCGCTCGACTATCCTTGTGCGTTTGCATCAGCGTTACACGGTGCTGCGCATGTTAAGAGAAAGGGCGGCCATCATGGAGATGATAAATGACACCTCAAGAACTGCTTAAAGACGCCAGCGCCATCATCGACCAGCGCGGTGAAGGTTACGGCGGCATTGAAAACAATTTCCAGCTTGCGGCGGATCTTGCCAGCCTGCGTCTGGGCCGTGATTTTCACCCGTATGAAATCGCCATTATGCTGGCCTGCGTTAAGAACGCGCGCGCCTTTGCGTCGCCGGATCATATGGACAGCCATATTGATGCGGTGAATTACGAGCTGTTCGCGGCTACGTTCGCGGCTGACTACGCTGCGACTAAGGCTGGCACGGAATTTATCGACTATCAGAAGAAGGCTGATCGCAAGACAGCCAAGGCTCTAAAGCCGACACGCGCTGCGGAGCTTGCCGTAGTCCACGATCATGTGGGCAAGCTGGCTTCCCTTGGGGAGTGACCGTAATTCCTTGGCGGCCAAGGTTTGTCGTTCCGCCGAGTAATCAACCAGTGGGGGACATGCGCCCCCGCTGGTAAACTGACAACCGCTAGAAGCGGCCAGCATCAAGATCAGAGACAGTCTCTTCGACAGTTTTAGGTTTGGCAACTTCGGCCTGCCTCTTTCAATCTTGAATCTTAGAGCCGCCCGTGACGTTCCAATCTTTAGCGGCGACCAGACCCAGACCGACCAACGCCGTCTGAAGATCATCCCAGTTGACGGTCTTGGTCTGATAGGCGTGCCACAGCACGGTCAGAAGCGCCAGAATGCCGCTGAACGTCGTGTAAGGGTTGTTGATCACCATAGAACTATCTCCTTTTGGCGCAGAGTTGCCGAACCAAGTCCTGAATATGGGGGTTGCTTGTCAGGGAAATGGCAAGCATCTGATCAAAGCGGGCTTGGAGATCATCGTCGGCAGGGGGAGCAACGGGATCTTGCGCAGCGATAAGGGCGGTGCGATAGGCGTCCGCAATCTGCGCTATCTCTTTGGCGCGATCAGTCCCGTTAATGATCCGCCGCGCGTTGATGTAGTCGCGCTTATTATCGTTGATATAGTCGTCTAGTTTCTTGCCCGTGAACAGCCCCTTGGTCATGCCATCGAACAGCACAAACAGCGACGAGTCCCATTCCAGCGCCTTGTCGGGCGTCTTGTCCAAACCGTATTTAGCGTAGTTGTCTTTCCAGGTTAACTGGACAAGCCCGCGCCCGTAATAAGGCCAGTAGGGCTTAGATTTGAGGTAGGCCGTAGAACCATACTCTTTAATCGGCTGCATCGTGTGCGCCGTCTCCCATTTGACGGTCGCAAGGACATACGCCAACTGGTCAAGACTAACGGTCGAATAATTGATAATGTTTTCCATACCTTCGACTTGGCCCTGCGACAGCTTGCCGCCGAACAGGCTATTACGCACATCGTCGAAGAAGATCTGGAAATTCATCGGTCAGCCTTTGTGCTGAGCATGTCACGAATTTTATCAAGACGTTCAAATACCTGATTAAGCGTCAGGTTAAACTCTTCGCGCGTTATATAGCGGCCGGCAACCAGCACTTCAATCTGGCCGACCTTTTCCGCCAACTCTTTATCGGCTTCTTGAAGATCTTTTACGGCCGCCCAGACCGTATTAAGCGTCCACCCGCCCAGCACGCCAATCACGCCAATGGCTACATCAAAAAGAACTTGGTATTCGACCATAATCATCTCGCCATCGCGTTGCGGTTTTCGGGAGTCATATTATTTTGCGCGGCAAGACTGCCGGTTATGGCTGCGCGACCCAACGTGCGACGACGCGATTCAGGCGCAGGCGTCGCAACTTTAGTGCGGCGCGTTATCTCACGTTCAATAAGATCAGCGGCTTTTTCAGGATTGCGAATTAACGCATCCGCCAGCACAGCCGTAGTTTTGCGGTTAATATATTTACCCGCAAAATCAAGAATCTTTTCCATCACCGACAAACGACTGTCGATAAAGTTAGGTTTAAGTTCTTTGGCCGTTTTAACGTCTTCCGCACCTATCTTGCCGATCTTTTGCGCGGGGCGTAATCCGGTCATTTCTTCAGCCGATTTAATACGCTGGAGTTCGCGCGCGACCATGTTAAAGTCGGTCATCACGTCCGGCGGAACATTAGATAAGTCAACATCTAGCTGAACTGTCGGCTTAACTGCGCGCTTTTCAACGTCGAGTAACGCCTGCTGATTCTTGGCCAGATTTTGCAGCCGGTCAAAGTCAGACTTATCCAGCACCATGCGAATGGTGCCCTTGTGCTTGTCAAGATAATCCAGCGCCTTGTCGGGCGACCGCGTATTGATCTCGCGAATTGCGCGATCTGTAATCTCTTTTGTAAGCGCCGCGCGTCCAGCCGGCGATAAACGTCGCAGCCCGACATCCATTGCTGCCGGGTTTTTTAATAGCGCGTCGGCATACGCCGCGCCGGTGCGCAATGCTTCGCCGCGATCCGTGCGGAAGAACGACGCGTCGCGTTCAAGCTCGCGCCGGCCCTCAAGAAGCGTCTGGGCTTCACGACGAACCGGGTCAAGTAGCCGTTCGGCGTCGATTCCCATAAGGTCGAACTTAGACTGATTGTCGGCAATGAAAGCTGTTATCTTATCTGGATCAACGGCATGTGTCACAGGATCAACAGTGCGCACTCGCGCCATGTCCTGAATACCGGCTTCCATAGCGCGCCGCGCCACAGCGTCATTTTCAAACGTCGTCGCGAACTGCGCCGCAGCGTCTTCGTTGGCCATGAACCGACTGACGGTCTGGCTAGACAGAATGCCGGACTGATTCTTTTTGGTCGTGCGAAGAATGTCAGACACAACGCCGGTTTTAAAGCGCGGCACAAACTCACTGCGATAGAGATTGAGCGCGTTTGAATATTGAAGCTGCGCCCGCATCGGCAGATCACTGGCGCGGACCGCCTCATCAATGGAATTGTGGAGATCCATGAGATCGCCTAACGGACGCCCTGCCGACTGAGCTGCCGCTATGTCTTTGTTGACAGACTTGCGCACACGGTCAAGCTGACGCAGCGTTGCCCCATTTTGCAATTCTCTAAGATCAGCAATCGTGCGATTGGCCACGCCAAGCGGCACATCAGCCAGCCGAGCGCCGATAATGCGTTCGGCGTCAGCGATGACGTTATCGACTGGAATGCGCTGATTACCGGCCGATTGAAATGCCGCCTCATAAGCCGGCGATATACGCTCTTCGCGGAACGTATCGCGGATCTGACGCGTGCGAGCAGCGACAGCTTCGCCCGAGGTGAGCGGATTAGTCGCCGGAATCTGTGCGCCAGTCTGACTTAGGCCGCCCTGGATACGCTGTTCGGCCGCCGCAATAGACTGCGTAATGTCATTGCGAATGCGACTGGCTGACGCCGCTTCCTGCGGTGACATTGCCTGTCCGCGTTGTAAGATGTCTTGGTCGATAGCGTGGAGCTGTTGCTGAAGCGCCGACAACCGACGCTGTTCAGTCAAAATTGATTCGCGGCCAATCGCCGTCTCGCCGGTAGCAAGATCAGCTTGAAGCGTGGCAAGCCCCGGCTCAAACTGTCTCGCTTCAGCCAGCCTCTGCGATGCCGGCACTTGGCCGATGATGCTGCGCGGCTCCTGACGCATGGCCTGCGCCGCCGCCATCGGGTCCATAGCGGACTCGAACAGTTTTGCACCAGCCGCTCGTTCGGCACCGGCTTGCGTGATGATAGGCGACACAAACCGCTCATAGCCGCCAGTGACGCCGCGCGCCGCCATTTCAGGAATTGCAAGCGGATTAGTGGCCTGTGAAATACGGGCGAGCATATTGCCGGGACGCGCCAAAGCACCGATGCCGCCGGTAAGCGCGGAAACGCCCGCCATCGTGCCAAGCGGATCAGTTCTGAATGATTCTTTGACTTTGGCGGCTGTCTCTAGTGGGCTTACGACCGCGCCCATGATCTCTTTATGGACAGCCTGCGGAATGCCTTGGATAGCTTCGCCGGCAGCAGCGCGGCCCTCTGGCGTCGCTAAGCCAATAAGTCCCTGCGCAATGTCATATCCTTTAGCACCCATGCCAATGGCGCTTTCAGGTATGTTTTCAATCGTTTCACCAAGATAGCCAAGCGTTTTGCCGGTAGTGGTTTCCCCAAACCCACCTTTGGGGATAACGCCTACATTGGTGCCGGGGATAATAGGGCGCTCTAAAAACGCGACTTCGCCGGTTGCTTGTGGTTCAGTTTTAAGTCCAAGACGGGAATAAATCGCGGCATCATCATAGCCTGCTTCGCGCGCACGCTTGATCTCAGGAACGTCGGCAAGCCGCGTTTGAATATCTGCGTCTGAATACCCAGCCTTACGAGCCGCTTCAATACGCGCGCGAAGATCCGTCATTTCTTAATCCCAAGAATAGTGTCAAGGTCATCAATAGCCGGCGTTTCCCCAGCCTTACCGCGTGTCGCCGGCGCGGCAGTCGATGCGCCGCCGCCCAGCAACTTACGCAGCGCTTCAACCGAGGCATAGCCCTCGCTAAGACCTTTGATCTTATCGGGGTTAAGAAATGCAGCGTCCAGTTTTTCAGCTTCCTTAACGGCGTCCATCTGGGTGATACCCATTTCAAGGCCCTTGCGAAGCTGTGCTTTAAGAACCGCCGACGTGGTGCGCAGCGCCGCGAGCTGTGCATTGACTTCGCTATCGCTAAGTCCGCCAAGCGCTTGTCCGGTCGGACTCTTGCGAAACGCAGCTTTCCAGTTCGCAGCCGTCGTCGCCCCGGCTTGCGGAATACCGCCGGCTTCGGCCAAAGCGCCAAGCCCGCTGATGACCGTGTCAAGCGTATCGCGCAGGTCCAAACGAGCGCCAGCCGTCTCACGAGCAGGGCCTGGCGGCAACTGCTTGAGCATCGTTTCTTTGCGCAACGCTTTGGCAATGATCGGATCGACTGGCGGTGCATTCACGTCGCCGGCAATAGCAGGCATACGACCTTGCTGCGCCAATACGTTCATACCC